TCTTTAATAACAAATGCTTCCAGATCTTGGTAAAGGCCGACCATACCGTCAGGTATTATCTTTAATTGTTCCGGGGTTAACATTATTCAGCACCCTCAATGATTTTTTTAGCTTCTTCTTTACTAATTCCAATAGCTACAGATATGACATTAATTGCTTGCCCTATCGTTAATTCACCAGCCGCATACTGCGATAAGATCGCAATTAATGACTGTGTTTGAGCTCCGTTTAAAGACTTCCCGGCGACATCCTCAACAGTATCTACTACTTCTGATGTGCTTGCTTTAGGGGCCCCTTCCGTAGATGCGGTATCAAGCGGGTTTGTCTCAAATAGCGAACTTGCAGCCGGCATCATCTTAAGCGCTTCTTCTTTGGTAACACCATATTTCTTGGCAATGTAAATTTCGGGTTTAATCAACCCACTGGCAACGTCTTGTTGCATGGCCAATAGTTCAGACTCCTTATCGACAATATAGCTGTCATCAAAGATCACCTTGATTTCCGGGTCTTCATCTAGCACAATTCCGCAAATTTTGTTTCCTGCCCACATAATTGATCTGACAAGTGTTTTAAGCGACCGCTCAACGACGATGTAGTTCTTACTGGCATTCTGCATCAGTTCTTGTTTATCACCGACGTACTGAGTCGCCGTGATAATCGCTCCGGCATTAAATTGATAATGCTTGGTCCCAAACCCGCACTTAAAACTCAGGTAGTCCAATTGGGCCTGTAAGCCATCAATGTTTTCCTGCACCCTCAGCGACGGGTTGAACTCTTGAATCAGTTTGTTGCCACCATTCTTATCAAGGAAGTCGTCGCCGAACTGAATGAACAGCTGTTGGGCCGTATCATCCGGGGTGATTTTCTCCCCGCTTTCGGTGGTTGTCACCAGCGAATCATTGATAAAGACCTTTTTCCCGCCCAGCTTAAAGTCGCGGTTGAAGTTGTTATAGCAAAGATCCACGCCCTGCAGGTTATCGATTGAATTTGCAAACACCGACATTCCCAGTCCATTGGCGCCATCAATTGTGTTGACGATGTTCGGCTTGATGATTGAAAATAACGGGATGTCTGACTGGGTCGAGAACCCCTCAACCATGCCTTCCGGTAACGGGATCGCTTTCAATGTTCCGGCATCTTCTTTAAAATACCGGTTCGTAACCTCATATCCTGTGTCAGTCAGAATATGTGTTTCGACATAGACATAGTTTTTGCCTCCCAACATCACATCCGAAACAAAGGCTACATCAACAATATTCCCATATTTAATCGATAAGGGGATGATGTTTAAGGCGTTCAGGAATTCAATACGGATCTCTGTATTCTTGTCGCCGATTGCTTTTTCACCAACCAGCTTAAGGTTTTCAAAACGCAAAACAAAAGCGCCGGTGCCTGAGTAGAATGTTTTCTCAATTAACTCATTAGCTGCTTGCCAGAAATTGTTGAGCTCAAAAACAGAATCAACAAATTCGTTGTTCTTATTCTTATCAACTACTATCTCGGTTTTCTCATTAAGCAGAATACTGGCCCAATCTTCACAAACTTTCTTCGCCATTTTTAGGGAATAGATCTGGCGCTTTTTCGTTTTCCCGCTGTACCCAGTTTCGGTGAAATCATGGAACGGTTTATAATACCCCTTCCACCAATCCTCCCACTCTTGAATGTAGGCATAATAGCTGGTCGGCACGTCATAGCCGTTCGCTTTATTTAAATAATCTACTACTGCGTTTATGTTCACGGTTAACCTCCAATCAACTTATTAATAAACTGCTCATATGAATACTCAAAAGCATCCAATATATCGATGTCTGAGCTAAAGTTATCCAGCCGCACGTCTTTACCAGCGTCACTGGCTTTCTTGTCCCAGACCGCCGATGACAGCCCGCCTATTAAGGCAGTGCAGCAACTAACGATCTTAATTCGTTCCCGGTTCAATAAAGTGTTGCAGCATCGGATCCGCTCAACAATTCTGATCTTAGCACTATCCCCGATTTTAATCGGTAGCCCTGCATTCTTGCATGCCTTATATAGTCCATTAATCAAATACTGAGCCTCATTGTCAGCAAAACAATATCGGATAGGGACGCCTGGGAAAAGCTGCTCTAACTCCCGGTAGAACGTAATAAACTCCTGATTGACTAGATCGCTATCAATGTCACCCTTTTGGCCTTTTATCGCATGATCAGCCAAAACATAGACCGATCTAAAGTTATGAGTAAAACCAGTGGCCACGAAAGTTGTCAGGGACCGATTCCCCCCAAAGTCCATGCCAATTGATATAAACTCAAGATCACGCCTTAATTGCTCTTTTAATTCGTCGGTCAGTTCAATGATGTACTTACTTGGGTTGTCGGCGAATTGCCGATATATAATACCCTCAGCTGCTTTCCAGAGGCCAAGTATATACCGTTCATAAAAAACACCGCTGTACATTGAGCGGTATCTGGCTTTTATCTTTTCAGTTAGGCTAAGATTATCATCCATTGTGAAATGGAGATAAATATACTGCTTTTCGTCTTTCTTATCGATCCAATTGATCTTAAACCAGTGTTGCGGATTGCTCGGATTGCAGTTAAACCAAAACTTTGAGCCTTCAACCGAACAACGACCAGTGGCCTGATTGACAAACGATTCCGGCATCAGTGCGACTTCATCAAAGAAGATCCCGGCCAGTGTGATACCTTGGATCAGGTCCTGCGACCGTTCATCTTTCCCGCCGAATACATAGAAATAATTCGTTACGCCTCCGCGGGATACCGTAACCAAGTTATCAGCCCGGTGATCCTGTACTTTATAGCCCCGGGACTTAAGCATCAATTTCAGCCAGAATAAAACGTTCCGGCGGAATGAACCAATGGTCTTCCCGCACATCCCGAAGTTTTGGCTATTAAATGAAGCCATGGCCCATATCACGAATGACAGTGACATCGACAGCGTTTTCCCTGATCGAATGGCGCCATCGGCAATAATTCCTTCTTTGTCGTACATTGGGCTCTCTGGCATCCACCAAGTCAAGACCCTCATTTGCTTCTTAGAGAACGCCTTAAACTTAAAGATCGCTTGTTTTATTCGTCTTCCCATGCTTCACCGATCTTCCCAGATAAAGCTTCGATGAAACCGTCATCTTCAAACACTTCTCCACCATCGGACATTTTTGCAACTTCGGTGTTTATCTTATTGATTTTGGCCTGCTGCTCTGTCGTTGCAAGGTCCATATGATCAGACAACCATTGGAGGGCTTTCATGCGGTCAGCCAGTTTGATACTGGCACCGTCTTTGCCCTGTTTAACTTCGGCGAGGATTGATCCGTCCACTTCGGACGACTCCCGAAACTCAACGACGTTAATTTCTTTCATGAGCGGGACTTCTTTTCCTGCTTCATTTTTAACTTTTACAGGGCCAAAGGCTCCCATGACTTGAACTTCACGGCGGCCGAATGATAAGAAGTCAGTGATATCGGCAAAGGCAATGTCCCAGTATTTCTGGAAGATGTCTTCCTCGCTGATGAAGGACCGCACATAACGCTCTTGTTTGAGCTTCATGATTTCATCTCTTATACTATCTTTTACGAGTAACCCAGGTCCATTCGCATTGGCCGTTAAATAGTCGCAACCATAGGCCTTCTGATAACTCCTAGTCGCATTAAACGACTTGCTGTAATACAAGCAGAAAAGTCTTTGCTTGTCAGTTAGATCGGGGTTATTAACAACCGATTCCACCTCAGGCACAGACGTTTTTCGTTTGACACGTTTCTCATTATTTTTGTTTGCAACGTTGCGTTTTTTATTTGCAACGTTGCAATCCCAATTGTATCTTTTTTTCCAGCTACGAATTGTCCCTTCCGGCACATTGAGAGCGGTTGAGATTTCAACCATTTTTTTACCTTGATCAAATAATTCTTTTGCTTTTTCAACATTTTCATTCGGTGCTCTTGGCAATCTCACCACCTCTCATTCGTTTGTTTTGGAATTCCTACTTCAACAAATACCACTCACTCTCAAAAATCCAACA